CTTAAAGAGTTTGGAAATCCGGGTACGGGATGACGGCCGGGTGAGTACTCCGTTAAAATATTGGGGAGCCCACACCGGTAGGTGGTCCGGATCGCAAGGAGTAAACTTCCAAGGCTTGGCTAAGAAAGAACTGATGGGGGTGAATGTCATGGGCTTTCTTGTACCGGAGAAGGACCATTGCTTTGTGAGCTTTGACTTTGCAAACATCGAGCCCCGGATTCTATTGGCGATGGCCGGGCAGAACGATGAGCTTGAAATGATCCGTAACGGGATGGACATCTATGAGGTTCATGCCCGATCAAATAATTTGTACAATGGCGAGGAACCACTATCGAGGGCCGACCCCGGTCTTCGACAAATCTGTAAGGCACGGGTGCTAGGATTGGGATATGGATGTGGACCGGCTACCTTCAAGGATGTGGCTTCATCTTTGACCGGTGGCCAACTGAAACTAAGTGAAGATGAGTCGGTGGATATCGTAAAGAATTACCGGGCTCAAAATAAAGGCATCGTTAAATTGTGGAACGAGTTGGAAACGATTGCCAAGAAGGCGGAGGGGGATCGTGTGATCCCTCTCCCTTCCGGTAGGCCACTCCGTTTCACGGTGACCAAGCGGGACCCGTTGACCGTGCAATATATTAAGGGTGAGCCGGAGCAAAGAACATGGGGTTCAAAGTTATGTGAAAATTATATTCAAGCGATAGCTCGGGATGTTCTAGCTGACACCCTCGTCACCCTACATTCCATGGACCTCAAGGTAATCCTCCATGTCCACGACTCCGTTGTGCTAGAGGTGGCCAAGGATGAGGCCAAGGATGTCATCAAAGTTGTGACTGATGCAGTAACTAAACCTCCATCATGGCTTTCTAATCTTCCCCTTCAAATTGATATAAGGAGAGATGCAAATGGACTCTAAGAAAAAAGCACGGGACTACATTAACAACGCCTTTGACTATGTGATCAAAGAATTTATTGACGAGACTGACGAGGAGGCAGAGTACGAGTTAGAGTTATTAGTCGATGCCGTACTAAACAAGCGGGCCGGACTTGAGGAAGAGGAAGACGAGGATGAAACCTACATTGCATTTGAGACTGACCCTGAGTTGGAGCGTAAGCTAAACGAGGAGGACGAGGAAGATGATTAGAGCCATTACCCCGTTCACCGGTTTCAAGACCGATCCGGGGGATGGTTTACATAGGACAATATCGAGAGCGGTTTACCGCCTATGTTTACAGACCTCCGATGATCAGTATATAATAAATAAAATTAAACCCATGGCCATGGCTAATCAGAAGCGACCGCTTCAGCCACGGGAGGTGGAGAACCTAGTCAAGATGCACCGGGAGAAGTTGGCAGACCCAACCCCGGAAGAGGACCGCCGGAAAAGACCGGCAAAGAACCGGGCCTTTACAGAAACAATCGCCCGGAAGTCTAACCTCTCCGATCTTAAAGAGCATACCGGTATGCTACCCGCTGACACTAAGGAGGCATTGAAAAGATTATATGCTAAAAATGATTGGTTATATGTTGGTTCTACCATGTGGGATTGCGTAGCCATGACGGCCGGTGAGTGGGCCGACCATGAATTATCTAAGTTCAGTATGATCATGCCCAATCCATTCACTCCTAACCCCCCTGCTCGCCGTGGAATGTATGTCCGGGAACGCTTGTTTGTTATCTATGAATCAGATGAACCATGGATGACTCACGATATGCAAGCCGGCGTGATCATGCATCTAAGAAAACAGATGCCCTTGCGGATGGTAGTATCCTCCGGCAACTCATCCCTCCATGCATGGTTTGACATTAGCTTTGCTCAACCCCGTCAGCGGGAGGAGTTCGAAGATAATTGTCATATGTTATCCGGTGATCCGGCTACCCTCCGGCCCAATCATTTGGTCCGGTTACCATGGGGAACAAACCCAAAGACTAACAACAGACAAGAGGTAATTTATTTCAGATGAACAAGATTGAAAGAGTACATAAGTATGGTCCCGGTGTTCTTGCCGAACCTAAAGACAAGTATACAGATTGGCAGAAGAGAATTAAAAAGTACCGGACCATGGCCCATGAAGACTCATGCTATGGTACCCGTAAGGTCCAACTGATCGGGCTCGCCGGGCCGAAGGGTGTAGGTAAAACTACCTTTGCCCATGAGGTTCTAGGTGGGAAGGTGTTCAGTTTGGCCACACCACTAAAGCGTTTACTATCCACGATAGTCCCAAAGATATTTATCTATGAGGAGAAGGAGGCCCCGATCCCGGGGTGGCCCGAAGGGATTACCGGGAGGCATCTCCTCCAACGGGTAGGGACCGAGTGCTTCCGGGAGATGTGGGAGGATGTGTGGGTGTTCCATTTGATGGAGCAGATTGAATCCACTACCGGGTTGTGTGTCGTGGATGATGTCCGGTTCCCTAATGAAGCTGAGTATATCAGGAGCCGGGGCGGGGTGATATGGAGGCTCCACCGGGAAGGGATCGAGCCTACCGGTGAACACTCCTCCGAGAAACCTTTACCTAACAATCTAGTTAACCGCGAGATTACTTTATAATGGACCCACTTGAACCATTCGTTAAACAACTACAAGAAGAGTCGTGGGTTGACATACCAAGAGACACGCCGGAAGCTACGCCTCCTCCCCAAGATGCTCCCTTGCAATTCGAAAGCGAGACTTCAGATTTCCAAGGACTCCCGGAACCGGAATCATTTCAAGAATGGGGTGACCCATCAGTAACAATCCGGCTACCTGACTATTGTATCGATGGTCTCCTCCCGGTTGGCGGGAAGATGATACTAGGGGGTGGATCAAAGTCATTCAAGACTTGGCAGTTAATTGATCTCGGGTTGAGCGTAGCTCACGGGGTGCCATGGATGGGGCTAAATACAGAGCGAAGTAAGGTACTATATTTAGACCTAGAATTTATACCCGCCTTCTTCAAGAAGCGTGTACGGGGAGTGGCCGAAGCCAAGGGCCTCGGGCCTACAGATAACTTCCATGTGTGGCATCTCCGGGGGATAGAATATAATCCTTCTGTTCTCCTCCAAGTCATGCAGTCATGGGACACCTTTGAAGAGTACAAGTTAATCATCATCGATCCATTCTATAAGATGAACGCCGGCGGGGATGAGAATGCAAACGGGGAGGTGACCGATCTCCTCCTAAAGATTGAAAGGTTTGCCAAGAGTTCCGCCGTAGTCTTTGCCCACCACTTTGCAAAGGGTGACATGGGTGGGCGTGATCCGATTGACCGGTGTGCCGGGGCCGGGTCATTTGCCCGGGACCCGGATGCAATTCTATCATGTACAAGACATGAAGTTAAACACGCCTTGACCATTGATGTCTCCGTCCGCAACGATAAACCTATCGATCCATTTGTTGTAAGGTTTGACACTAGCCTCCTCCATATGGTTCATGAACCTGACCTCGATCCCGATAAGCTCCACAAGCCCGGCCAACCATTCAAAGATTTAGATGAAGCCAAGGCCGGGTCCGCCAAGACGATAGAAAATTTGGCGATCAAATGCGGGGATAAAGCCATGACTAGGGGTGAACTATTTATCATTGCCGAGAATTTAGGATGGTCCCGGTACGATTTTGACGAAGCACTAAAGGACAAGAATGAAACAGAAAAATATTTCTTCTACGAAACCAAAGGACGAAGCTCAACCTATACAAGGGTATAGTATTATTGAGGGGATGATCAGACAAACTTTAGATATCCCAATTGATTCATCAGAAGTATTAAGTTGCCCATATGGCAACTTATATAATGATCCTGACGAATGTCAAATTAAAAATAATTTACCGAAGGATAATAAAGAGAGGGGCGGTTAGCCCCCTCTCTTTTTAGTATCAGTCCGTAGGTATTCCTCAACGGATGGTACAATATTATCCAATACTTCCCCAAAGGACATATCCATTTCATTACATAAACCTTCCAACCTTTTACGGGTCTCTTGGTTTACTAAGCATGATACCGGAACCCGCCTATCCTCCTCCGGGATAGGTTTCCGTCCACTTCTAGGTCGTACTCCTCCATGTTTAGCCATGTCCGTCATACTCGATAAGGATTTTTTAGTGTCAATCATTTTACACCTCCACAAAATGGACAAGGTGAACCATCCAAGGGACAACTATATCCATGGGGTGACGGGCAGTAATCTAGGGGTGGACCTAGAGGTGGACCCTTGGGTGTACAACTTAGGGTGTAGATTATTATACAGATCATAATTATATTTAATAAGATTAATGTTTTCATTCTTCGTCCTCCTCTAGTAGGTCGGCAATGTCCATAGCTTCTTTGACTAGACCGCCGGCTTTCATGCCCCGCTTGAGGGCTCTGTTCAATAGGTTCTCGGCAAACTCTTGGCTCTCCGTGAATGCATAGACGCAAGTGAAGAGTTGAGTTGCCATCCCGAGCAGTACATCCGGGAGCGGTAGGTTTTTGGGTAGGTCCTTTCCTTCCATGACGGC